TTCTTTGTCAAAGTAAAGTAGTGGACTCTTAGCAGAATGCATCGTTGGTACTGTGAATACCAAAGGCTGTTTACCGCTAGATAGTTCATATAAGCGATCTTTAAAAAGCCATTCTTCTACTTCCTTTGTTTTGCTTTGTTTTTGAGGTTGTATTGTAGTTAGAACTTCTGGTTCTGCCTCTACGTATGTTTCAACCTTTGCTTTTGGTGCAACCTTTTTAGGTGCGGGTGATTTAGCTATTGCCATGATATAATATAATTAGATAGTAAAAGGTAATAACTACCCCTATCACAATTGATAGAGGTAGCTTTCCCAAAAATGTTAACGCTTATGCGTTAGTTGTTTTCTTCAACAACACGAAGTTGTTAGCAGCTTGAGTACAGATAGTGCGCTCAGAAAGGAAGTGTACGTTCATTTCATCAGCATCACTAGTGTAGTTACCACCAACTGAACCAGTAACCCAAGACTTCATGCGACGATCATCAGCTTCAGAAGCACGGTAACGTACGTGTAAGAACGGACGAGAGATGTTCTGACCTAATTGTTGGTCATATACAGTAGAAGTACCTGCTGGTACGATAACACCTTCGATGTCACCGATAGATCCACGAGTTGTAGAATCATTCAAGTATTTCCAATCTGTTTTGTAGAAGTCATAAGAACCACGACGGAATCCAGAGAATCCTAAGTTCAATGCCATATCTTCAGAGTTGTCGAATACTCCGTAAGAAGTACCACCAGCACCGTAAGAATTCTGAGCGGCAAGCATGTTGTCGATAGACAAAGAAGTTGCACGATCTAAGAACATCATGTTCTCTTCAATTGCTCCTTGCTTATCAAGCTCAGAAAGAATAGCGTCAAACTCAGCAAGTCCAGCAGCTCCACCAAAGTCAGAGTTGTTATAAACCAATCCGCGCTCTTCTAGTGTAGAGAACAAACCTTGAGTACCCTGAAGGTTAGCTCCTGCTGCATTTGAAAAACCGCGAACGCCAGCCACAACCTGAGCTACTTTTTCAGACTCAACCATAGACATTTCTAGGTAGTCTTCAAAGCGTAGACGAGACTCGTGCTCAGACTTCAAATACCACATGTAACCGCTAGTACCCATTTCAGTCGTAACTTCAACCCAGCCGATCTGAGCAGTGTCAGAACCGTTAACGCTATATTTGTCACGTAAAATAATTGGCTGGTTGTTAAACTGAGTGAAAGAAGCATCTAAAGAGTTGCCCGCAAGCGAAGATCCTTTGCCATATTCAGAACCGTATACGAATAGACTTAAATCCACAGAGCCGACAGCAATAGCAGTTGGTGCCAAAGCGGTAGTCGTACCGTAAACTTTAAATGTAACCGTTTGAACTGTAGCTGAAGTAGCTACAACGCTTACTACGAAAGCTTTGAAAGTAGTGATAGCTCCACCTGCAAGGTTTTGGCTAACTACTAGAGTCATTCCCGGCCCGATTAAAGAAGGTAGTGCTGTAGTTTGAGTAATCTCTAATGTGCTTGTTGAAGCAAGCTTAACATCATCATATGCGATGTGTAGACGACCTTGTTCTGACCAAACTACTTGATCAGAAGCCATAGGCATCTCAGCACCTACCATACGTAAGAAACCTCCGATAGTTCTATTTCCGTAACGCTCTACTTCTTTTTCGTAGACTTCAGGAAGAAATTGTTGTGTAAAATCCATATCCGCCAAAGGGATATAGTTGTCACCAAACAAGCCCTTTACAGGACGTGGAGTAAGGTGAGCTAAGTTTGCCAATGTACTTGGCGCAGTTGCAAAAGCCATAATTTTATTTTTTTATGGATTATTATTTTTTAAACTTGACCTTGAGTTTAGAAGTACTAGTGTTATCACCAACCGCACGTATTTTCCATCCATTAGAAGTCGTTACCTCTTCGTGAACCCCTCTCGGATTCATGTTAACGTTCTTTGTACGGGCCATACTATCTTTTACAGCGTCGGCTTTCCCTTGCTCATAAAAGTGTTGTGCGACTTTATCGGCGTTCATTGCGGTGAACAGCGATTTATGGTAACCTTTGGCATCTGACATCTCTCCTTTTTCGTTCAAGAACTTCTTGATAAAGTTGTTAATGTCACCTTGGGTTTCCTTAACCTTGCCAGTATCGTTAACCTTGAAGCGATACTTCTTGTCTCCAACTTCGTAATCAAACCCTTGAAAACTTTCGTTGAACACTTTCGCGCTTTCTCGTTTAAACCTACTGGTTTGTTGTTCTGCAATTCTAGCAGATTCTTTACTCTCTTTTGTATAGCGACCGAAAAATTCTACCGCTTGTTGCTGTTCAGGGTTTAACCTAGAGCCAGCTTTAATTTCGTTATAGTATTTAGACTTAAGACCGTCTAAGTGTTGTTTAGCTTCTAATAAGGCTTGCTTGCGAGCAACCTTTTTTCTGCGGACGTCTCTATCTTCATCCAGCTCTTCATCATATTCAAACTTATCTTCTAGTAAAAAGTTAATATCCTCACTGTCTAAGTTAGGATTTTTGCTTTGATAGTACTCGCGGAGTAAATCGTTTTCGTTTAATGATGCGTAATCTGTATTTAAGCGGACATAATCCTCTAGGTTACCACCTGTTTCATTCATAAATTCAACTACCTTCTGTATGTTCTCCGGTAATTCAATGCCTGAATCTCTACTGTCTTGAATAGCTTCAGCAATTTCATCTTCCAGCTGCTCAGCTACTTCTACTACTTCTTCATCTGTAATCTCCTGTAGTGCGGTTTCTTGCACTGGAGCTTCTTCTGGAACGGTTTCTTCAACCGCTTCTGGTACAGGTGCTTCTTCTACGACCTCAACCGCTTCTTGTACAGGCGCTTCTTCAGCGATTGGTTCCCGCACAGCGTTTGGTCTTAGGTCTAATTTGATAGTGCCGTCTTTGTCGACGCCTACTACCGGTTCATTTTGTTCACTCATGATAAGATATTATAAAATTATTATTACTATAATTACCTAGGTTCAAAGGTACCTAAGCCAAACCCTCCGCCAAGTATATCGTTTCCAGAGGATTCGAAGTTCTTAGGTGGTGAATCATTTTTTCTTTGATCTATAAGCTCGCTTTGCTGTGTAGCTTGTAGTTTTGTTCTATCGTCTTTGCGATCTTCTTTTTGTGTCTCTTTAGACTTTTGGTTTTCGGTTTCCAATCCTTTAATTTGCATGTTGTATTGGAACTCTAATGCCATCAGCTCTTTCTTAGCGGCAATTTCAGCTTGCATTTTTTGAGCCTCTAATTGAGACTTCATTTGTTCTAGCTGCATTTTACCTTGCATACTCATTTGCTCTTTTTGCATCTCTGCTTGTGCAACAGCCTGTTGAGCTTGTGCATTTGCTTGCGCTTGAGCTTGTATGTTCTCTTGCTGCATTTGCTGATCACGCTCCTGCTTCTGCTTTCTGCGCAGTTTTAATAGTTGATTAGCAAGCTTAAGGTTTTTAACCTCTCTAATATCAATAGCATCGGACAAGTCGATTAGACCTGCTGACAATGCTGTTTGTATATTGTTCTCCAACATTCCTTTCTCTTCGTCATCAGGCGTTAGCTCGATAAAGATTCCAAAGTCATATAAGTATAATTCATTAAGCTCTTCTAATGTAGCTACATTAAACCCACCAATCTTTTGTATAAACGCTTCTTTAGCTGGGCTATATTCTAATATATCTGATATCCTCAATGATAACGATTCGGCTATATCAGCTGTAAGGAATAAACCAGCATCTAGTATGTGTCTTGTTGCTGTATTTGAATTTGCCGCTGCAAGTTTCTGCACACCAACCAATGCTCTTGCGTCTGGTGATGATCCATCACGTGCTTCATTTAACCCCGTTACATCACGTATCATTTGTAGATAGTAGTTGTACGTCTGGATTAATGTTTGTAGCTTCTGACCACCAGCTCCTGTTTGTAAAGGTTGAATAGGCACTTTGCCTGGATTCATGTCACCTTCTTGCGTAAATGATCTACCAATAACAGAACCTGTTTGGAAGAACATATTCAAAGCTTCCTGAGGGTTATAGTTTGTACCATTACCCAAATCAATCTCTGCAAGTCCATCTGCATCCATATAAACACCATCAGGCATCATCTTAGATAACACCTGTTGCATTTTTAAATGTGTAAGCTGTACCATATCGGCAAAGCCAGTACAACGGCTTACAATAGACTCTATGCGGCCCTTATACATTCTAGGTGCTACAATGCTGTAATTCATTTTTACTTTATTGTAATCGCTCTTAGAACGCATCATGTTCTTAGCCATGCCCCATTCTAACAATGTGCTTGTACCTAATATCATTGCACCCTCGTAAAGTACCTCTAGCGAGCGTGATGCTTTTGCAAACCCCTCAGCATCCGCTGGTGGATTAAACTGATCGTCTCTTAGTACAGCTCTTTCACCACCTGATAGTGTCTCTTTAATCTTGTAGACCTCATTCATGTAGGTCTTATAATTAAAGTAAAGCACTTGTACAGTGTTGCCATCGTAAGTACGCTGGTTGTTACCAAATTGATTAGCGGAGCTTGTAAGATTGTAAGAACCTTCTGACTTTATTTTGTCTAAGTCCGATTGTGTAAGCTGCGGGTACTGCTTTTTTAATTCGTTAAGCGGTATGCTTTTAACTTCACCTACATAATATATGTCTTCAAAGTATGGTGATTCAGTATATGAATATACTAAATTTACTGGGTCAACGTAATCTATTAAAACGCCCTCTGCTTCTGAGAACGTGTTTTTGATAGCGCCTATACCTATAGTTGTTAAATCGTAATATACTCTTCTTTTCGTTAAGTCAAACTTGTTGCCATCGAATAAAGTATTAATTGCTATTTCTTCTGCAATTTCAATCCCTTGCTTATAGCTAAGTTGCATGTGCAATTCTAGTTCTTCTTTGGAACCAGGTAAGGCTAAAGGGTCATTCTCGTAAAGATTAATACCAAAAGCCTCTTCCGCAAAATCATTTATTTCTTTTGTTTGCAAGTCACG